ATGAGTTTTGGAGAAGCATCTGATAATAACCTGATGGGTGGTGGTAAGAAGTTTCCTGTTGCTATGGCAGAGAAAAGAGCAATGTCAAGAGTTGTTCTTAAGATTGCAGGGTTCTACGAGCAAGGTGTATTTGGACAAGATGAGATAGTAGATTAATGAATGGGGATGACTTTATAGACTCTTTGTTTGATGGTAAACCTGCTAAGGCAACAGATAAACAATTACAAATAATTGAAACACTGCTACCATATACAACATTAAATTTACAAATGCGTTCAGAAATAATTAATAATTTAGAAAACATGACTGAGATAGAAGCTGAGTCATTATTGCAGTTTATTGATGAGCATAGAGTCTATTTAGACCCTCAAGAAGAATATAAAAAACTTAAAGAAAATGGGGCGTTTGACAGTTAACATATATAGAACTATGGCAAAGGGTTTTGTTTACATGGTATGGAATGGGGAACATTTTATTGGAGAAATAGATCATTATGGTTTACAAACTTTGTTATCTAAAGATGATTATGACAAAGTAAAAAACAATACTAGAACAAAATTTTTGTTAGATATAGATAAATTACAACAATATGTCAAGCCACCTAAATATAAATACTAAATATAAAACTATGACAAAAAAATATGATTTACATAAAATAAGAGAAGCTCGTAATGAATTTGAAGCGATGCTTAGAATCAAAGGTATATCTGCACGAACCTTTGCGAAACTGCTAGGTGTTGCAGAAATAACAAGTGCAAAGTATATTAACGACCCTACATTACTAAGATACACACATATGGATAGCATTGCTATTTATTGTAATATGTCTGTAAAAGATATTGTAGATTTGATTGAATATGATCTTGTAAGTGATGCAGAAAGATTTAATTAATTATTTAATTTTACAAGCAAAACAAAGACAAGATATGAAAAGTCTATACGATAGTAATGTTAAAGACATGAATACATACTTTAAAATAAGTATGGAAAAAGAAAAAACAGATATGACATTAGGTTTTACTGCACCTTTTTATAACACAAAAGCAGATAGAATAGCAAACCATAAAAACAATTTAAATGAGTAAAGAAAAAAACTACATAGCTAGTAGTATAAAAAAAGTTACAACACAATATGGAGATTTGTTTAATGCAAATATAAAATTAGATGACCTTAAAAAAATAGAAAAGAAAGGTTGGGTTAGTATTACTATTGCAGAACGTAGAGAGCCATCAGAAAAAGGTGCTACACATTATGCATATGAAAATACATATGAACCTAAAGACCCTGTTGAAAAATTAGCACAAAACAATCAGGATGACTTGCCATTCTAATTGTAAATGTAGTATTTGTGATTCTTTGATTGATCAAGATAATGGAGATATTGTTGGTTATTTTGGTTCTTTAGAGGTTTCTTTTTGTGTGTGGTGTTTATCTTCTATGCATAATATGATAATAAAATTACATGGATATGATGAGATTGAAATATTAGAAGAAAAAATATTAGAACTTAAAAATGAATAAACCTTCTTACTATTCTATATTACCTGCTGAGGTCAGGTACGATAAAAACATAACTGCTAATGCTAAATTATTGTATAGTGAGATTACTGCTCTAACAAATGCTACTGGGTATTGTTACGCAACCAATGGTTACTTTGCAAATCTTTATGGTAAATCAAAAGTTACTATATCTAAATGGGTAAGAGAACTTGCAGAAAACAATTACATTTCCGTAGAGTTTACATATAAAGAGGGTACTAAAGAAATCGATAATAGGTATATAACAATTCTTAAGGGGGGTATTAAAGAAAAGTTAAATACCCTATTAAAGAAAACTTTAAAGAATAATAATACAAGTAATAATACTACAAGTATAATAAAAGAAAAAATATATAAAAAAGAAAATTTTGTAAAGCCAACTATTAATGAAATAAAAAAATATTGTGAAGAGAGGAGCAATGGTATAGACGCAGAAAACTTCTTTGCTTTTTATGAAGCAAGAGGTTGGATGATTGGTCGTAACAAAATGAAGAACTGGAAAATGTGTATGATTACTTGGGAGAAAAACAATAAAACAAATACAAGTATGTCAAAAATAGACATACAGCTAAATGAATATAACAAAGGCAAACAATTATTATGAAAGAAAAATTATATGATATAATCGCAAGAACATCAATAGAGTTAGGATTAAAAACTGATGGTAAGACATTAGCAGTTCTTACAAAGACTTTTGCGTTTGATTTAGAAACAGATAAAAGATTTAAAAGATTGACAATAGAAGATGTTGACACTGCATTTAGACTTGGTGTAAGAATAGATGAAAAAGATAGTTTTTTAAATATAAGAACTTTTTATAGGTGGTGTTTAACACATAAGAAGAGGTTACAAGATGCTTATTATGAGGTTCATACTTTAGGAGCAGATCCAAACAAAGTACCTTATTATAAGAAAAATTTATTAACTTTATAAAATTAAAGAAGAATGTTTATGATTTTTTTACTTTTACTCGGCATAGGTTTTTTGACTATAGTAGGTATATGTATGGTAGAGATACTGATACAAAAAAATGAGAATCAAAAGTTGTCAGAAAGAATAGACAAAGTTGAACCAAAGCACAAAACAATCACGGGTGCTTTATATAGAGATAGAAGAGATGACAAAAAAAATTCCTGATTATTACATAGGCAAGTATCATAAGTATGAAGCAAGAAAGGTCATAGAAGATTTTGACTTGTCTTATAATTTAGGTACTGCTACAAGTTACATACTACGTTGTTCAAGAAAGCATGGTAGTCCAGTAGATTGCATTAGAAAAGCAATAGCACATTTAGAATTTGAATTAGATAAAATAGAAATTACACATGAGCAAGATTGGAAAAATAAAAACATCTGATAGAAAAGATCACAGAGGTGGTGGATATAGCAGAAGAAAGTTTACAGATAGTGAAGCTAAACTCATAAGACAAGAATATGAGGAGGGGGCAGGGGGGTCTGTTACACAGATGGCTAAAAGATACAATGTATCACAACCTCTTATGTATCAGCTACTTAATTACGTCACCTACAATGAATAAAGAAGCTAGAGTTCAGTCAGCATTTTGCGACTACTTAAAACTAGCTTATCCTAAAGTAAGATACTGTGCAAGTCTTGGTGGTATCAGAACATCAATGAAACAAGCAATATTAGCCAAGCGTACTGGTTATGTCAAGGGTTTTCCAGATTTACAAATACTTAAAGTAAATAAACAATATGCAGGTTGCTTTCTAGAAATCAAAGCAGATAAAAAATCTTACCCAACTAAAGAACAGAAAGAGTGGGTAGCTTTTCTAAATGAAGAAGGTTACTTTGCAAAAGTTGTCAAAGGTTTGGATGAGTGCATTGAAACTGCTGAGTGGTATTTGAAACTGCCCTGAAACTGCTGTGAAACTGCTGGAGATTTTCTAAAAAAGCACCCTCTAAATGTAGAACATATATGATTGATAATTGATCATATGACAAATTGTCTATAACTTTTTTTATTATTTATATAAGTTTGTTAAGTATTTATTTATTATATTTGCATATAACTTAAAAACAAATAAAATTATGGAAACTAAAAATAAAAAAGAAACTGATATAGAAACTAAGATAAATACATATGTGGATTGGTTTTTTGATGAGTGTGGAGATCCAAAAGATGAGTTAAGATATTTGATGCAATTAATACTAGATAGTGAAGGTAAAGCAAAGGAGGACTTATTAGACGTTTTATCTTACTATACAATGAGTTATTAATATGGATTACGATAATTATAAATTAGCTCTTGAAGATAACATACCATATGTTAGTAGGTGTTGTAATGGCGAAGTTTACGAAGTATATGATTCTAAATATGAAGAATATAAAACAATATGCGATGAATGTAATTCATATTGCGATATATTATTAGACTATGAATATCAACAAGTTAGGGCTGAACAAATAGCTGATGAGATGTATGAAGAAAATAAACTTAATAACTAAAAACAAAAACAAATGAAAATAAAAATTGCAATTGAAATGCTCAAAGGTATTTTACACTGGAGTGATCGGATTGGTAGTGATGAAATAGCAGAGATTAATGAAATAATTAAATTACTAAAAACTAAATAAAAACAAATGAAAACAAAAACAAATAACAATTTTGATAGCAGACTTAAAGATATTATGGGTACTGCTGATTTTGAAAAAGCAATTAAAGATACTGAGTTCGCAGTAGATTTTGGTGGATTTTATAAATCTATACATACTGAATATATTGATAATTACATTGAAGATTTTAATATAAATTGGGAATATGTAGATTATAAAAAAACATATGAAAATTATGCAAAGTGTTTTGTTGATTATATAAACTTTTCACTTAACCAAAAATTAAAGTATGTTGAGTTAGATAGTCCAAAATATTATAATTTTACAAACGATAAAATTATTGTAAGTATTAATGAAATAGATAAATATAATTTTATTCAAAAGTACAGAAACGATGATGATTTTGTTGAGTGGGTTAACGAAGCTAGTGCCAGTCGAGATGGCTTTACATCTTTTTGTAGTGGTATTGATAACTTGATTAATGAGCAGGAGTTATTATTACAATATATATTTACATATATATTATGGAATGAGAAAGATTATGAATTTGTATTAGGAGATATAGGTTCAATAGATTTTTCTATGGATGACTTTGAAGTAATAATGTTAGAAGGAAGGTTATGAGCAGAGGTAGTAATCAACACTTAAGTGAGTTCAGTAATACTTTTTTACTTATAATATTTATTCTAGCAATGTTTCAATATTGTAATTAAAATAGTATGAGGGGGTGTAGGGGGGGTATAGGGGGGTGCTGGGGGGTAGGTATAAATAAAAATAATAATAACTTAAATTAAATAAAAACAATGAAAACAATAAAAATAAGTACAGATGAAGCAAAGGAGTTAATCCATGATTATAAAAATCAAATATTCACTTGTAAGTTTGTCAAAAAAGATGGATCGCATCGTATTCTTAATGCTAGACTAGGAGTGAAGAAAGGTGTTAAGGGTGTAGGATTAAATTACGATCCAAATGATTATAATCATATTATAGCTTATGACTTAAAAAATGATGGATTTAGGACGATTAATATAAATACTTTGTTAT